CGCCAATTAGAAACAGCGGTAGATGGGTTGGTGCGATCCTGACGAAACATTTGCTAGGCAGTAATCCGGTTTACGTAACCGTTGATGTTGATGACATTTATTGTCGCAGCAAATGCGTTAACAATCAGACCACCATTCAGCAGGAACCCGGGGATCAACAGTGTCATGCCGGAATCTGCCGCCAACTCCAACTCGATAAGGTCATCCTGATCGGTGACACCACCATATTCAAGTGTCAACACGACTGCCGCAGCAGACGTATTACAGGCGTAAATCCAGATTTCGTCCATGTCGGAAGCGCCTGCTATCGCCGTGTGAACGACCACAGAGGCGGCTGTGTTGATGCCCGTAACGGAAATGTTTTTTCCGCTGGTGCTTCCTGACAGCAGTTGCTTTGAGTATGTTGCCATGATCTACTTTCCTTAGTTAAAGACGGTGTTGTTTAGAATGAGTTGAGCATCATTAGTCGTCACAGAAATGGCGGGGGTTGCCCCACCAGACGAAACAATCGGGGAAGTCCCAGTAACTGACGTGACCGTTCCCGCCGCTGACGCAGCCCACTTGACCCCATTGGCGTCAGTCGAATCAGCAACCAGCACATAATCGTCGGTACCGGCAGGCAAACGCGCAATAGTGTTATCCGCTGTAGCGACCAGCAGGTCACCCTTCACGTCAACTAGAGAGTTCTGAAGCAGCCCCGGTGTCGTGTTAACGAAAGATTCGACATCAGTAAAGTTCTGATTGACATCGGCAGCAACAATGGTGGTACCTGTTGTGAAATCGTTCGTAACCGCCAGAACAGCCATTAACGCAATCTCCGTGGAATATAGGTGAAGGCCAAAGCGTTGACCTCCCAAGAGTTGTTAGTACTAGAAGGGCCGATGACCTTCACTGATACAGCCTTTGCTGTCCCAAGAGTGGGCAGACGCTTCACGTCAGAAATGGATGCAGCGGACCCTGACGCCCACTTTGCTACGCCATCCCATGTAGCCACACCCCAAACGGCGTCACCGGCACGACCCTCAATCGAAACAGTAAACGTCTTTTCGGCGTTAGATCTGTCGTAATCCTTGTAAACCTCAACATTCAGGACAAGCGTCGAATTGGCTGCCGTCACCATTCGGGCCTTACCCCACCGCTTATTCACAATAGGGTTTTTGCCTGAAACCCAAGTCGTTGTGAAGTTTGAATCAATATGGATTTGCGTATCCGCGACATACCGGTCAAAGGTGATGTCCTGATCCAATGCGATAACAGACCCGGTGTTCGCAACACCACCACTGTAAACGGTTGCTGCCTCATTCGGGGGACGGTCAGTCCACAAAGGCCCAGCATCAATGTTTGATACAACCCATGCGCCTTCCTCCCCCAGCGACGGGTCATACATGAAGGTGCGTCTAGTGGTTGTAGTCCCATCAGCCGTCCAATCAACTGATACCCACAGTTTGGAGCCATCCCACGCCAACTGCGGCGGATTGGCGAATGTTATTCGCCCATCATCAATGGCCGGTGCCAATCGTTGAAACAGCCAGACAGGGCGATCATGGGTTTGCAGGTACACGCCTTCACGCCCATACCAGAAGAACACCCCGTATGGGGAAGGAACCGGGCTGGAAGACGGTATCGAACCAACCGAACCGCTAAGCGTCACAACCTGAAACGAATCAGAATCGAAACCGTACACGGCATGAGTACTGTTCGACTTGAAGACAATCAACCGGTCCCCGTCCGGTGCCAAACCAGTGATGTAATCGCCAGCCTCGCCGATATCTATATCAACGTAATGGTTGGTATCCCACGATTCGGGATTATTTGTTGCAGACCAGCGCAAACGCGACCCGTGCCCGGTAGCGGACTCAAAGGTGTTAGCAACCCAGCAATGGTTATTCCAGAACCCTATGTACCGTGCCTGAGGCATCTTGCCGCTGGTTCCAAAGGTACTGCTCAGATCCGATGCTGTTGTGCCATCCCATTTGAAAGAAGGCTGGTCATACGAAACACCGTAAGCAACATTGTTCATGGTCATCCCATAGACACGAGAACCAGCGGTACGGGCCGTGATACCAGTCAGATCCGTGAAATTGCCGGAAGCACTGTAAGCAACAGCAGTCCCATAGTTCACCATCAGGTGGGAAGTCCCCGATTGGGTATGCAAAGACCAGACACCCTTAACGTCAGAAGACAACGAAGTAGTGTTCCGGCGATCCACACCATTCCGCATACGGATGCCGCCACGAGGGTCAACTTCCACATTCAACATGTCTGGTGATTCGTTATTGCTGAGATTAAACTGGTCGCTTCTAAGATTCAAGCCGCCAGAAAACGACTCCAACATATCCAGTTTGTACTCAGGGCTTGCCATCCACTACTCCCAAGAATAGGCGAGCCGTGCAGGTGAACCTGAACGCCACCGGGAAGTACCCCTGCTGTTCAACAACACAGGCTGAGGGGCAGGCATGTCGTCGAAACGTGCTTTCAGATTATCCAATTCCGTTGTGAAGATCGACAAATACTGGGCTGCCATCGTAGGGTCTTCCTGCTGCTCGTAAGCGCGGGCAACCCCATAGGTGGCGAGAACAATATGGAACGGATCAGGTAGATCCGACGGTTCCGTCGAATCAGCAACCCCGGCACCGAAAGCCGTAGGATTGTAGTAGCCGCGCACATACACGGTAGTTACAGCATTCGGAGTTGGGTACAAACGAACCGTGTCCGCCCAGAAAGACCACCAGCGCGGATCACCCGTCGAATTGGAATCCAAAGGGTAAGCCGTATCACCAGCGTCACGGCCCACATATTGCAGAATATGGTCATCGGTTCGCAGAGCCGCAATCTCACGCAACCCAGTCGTGACCCCAGTCCCGACCGCCGCCAAAGTGTAATCCTTCTGGTCAACGACGGTACTGAAAGTGCTTTCAACCTCGTAGAAAGGCCAACGCTTCTCACTGTAAACAATCTGATCGTAGGCTTCGCCCAAGAACCGATTCATAGTGTCATCAGAGATGTCTGTCGAATCAATATCGACAACAGAACGTATATACGACCGCATCTCCGAAATCTGCACTAGACAGTCTTCCTGTGGAAGACACAACGGTCTCCACCAGTAATGGGAAGCGCCTTGCAAGGCTCCCCGCTTCGGGTCGCAGCCACACACCGTAGACTGTGTACAGCCTTCATTTCAACTGCCGGCGTCGGATTCACCCTATGGATGTTTCGATCCCGGCTAACTGAATGCCGCTCCGGGCGCACCTCGCGGGCACCAGACGCAGGCTGGTCCGCAGGACGAGCATTAGCACTATGAGAGATTGCAAATGAACGAGCCATTGGGCCTCCATTGAGAAAGGGGCGGGGGGAAGATCCAATGGACCCGCCCCCGCCGCTTTCAAATGTTCAATCCGGGGTTAAGCGATCCCGGTCAACTTGCCCTGTCGGGCACGGTTGGTCATCGTCAGGTTGCCGTAGCAGAGAATCTGCGAGTACACGGCGTCCGTGTTGGTTGGGCGCACGAACGGTGTCGGCTTAAACCAAGTTTCGGTGTGGCCAACGAGGCGCAGGTACTTCGTGTTCAGGAAGTACATGACACCGCTGGTGCAAGCCGAATCAAACGTGACAGGGGCACCCTTGAACAGTAGGTTCTGGAAACCGGCGTCCGCAACATCCGTATCGGTGTAGCGAATCTGGTCGGTCAGCAGAGCCTCGTAGTCCTGATAGGCGTCCTGAGTGGTGATGATGATTGACGGCTGGTCGTTACCGACCGACACGTCATTGTACATCGTGGACATGGCCAGCGTAGTGATCGCGCCACCAACAGCAGTCTCAGAAGACGCCCAGAAGGCGTTTCCTGCGGTTGCCTGATTGATGCCGCCGACCGTTCCAGTAGCATCGACAAGGCTTGCGAGGCCCTCCCAATCCTTACCAGAGTTGCCGGTGCCGTCGCCATAGAACATGGTGTTCATGTTTTCGATGATTGTTTCCTGCGTCTGGAAAATCTTGCCTTCCAGCAGGTCAATGATCTGTGCTTCACCGTTGTTCTTGGCTTCCTCAATGCCCGAAATGGTCACTGTGGCAGCGTACTGCTTCCAATTGTACTCGGCAGCACTGATGCCTGTCTGTGCCGTTGTGGCAATAGGGTCAGTGGCCTCGTAAGAAGCAGCGGTTGAGTTGGTCCCATACAGGATGGGGGCGACGATTTTCGCACCACCGCTCACACGACGAATCGTCTGACCATTCGTCAAGGCGTAGAACAAAGGCCGCGCCGTGAAGATATTGTCAGTCAACTTCGGTATGTAGTTGTTGAGCGTAGTGGATAGAATCTCGTCAAAGTTGGCGTTAACAGCCATAACTATTGACTCCTAAAGAGGTTTAGTGGTTAGGACGATTGGGCTTTAGCCAAAGCAAATGCTTCCCGAATCGTAGAAGGAGGCTTATCTCCACCCTTGGTAGTGACCGATCCCTGCTGAGTGGATTTCCCACCAGCAACAACGCCCGCGTCCCGCTTGGCTTCAGTAACGTCCTTATCCGCTTGGAGTTTCGCTGCCGTATCGGCAACAGTTCCAAAGTTCATATGGGCGTATGCCGCCTCCAGATTCGGAATACGGTTCTTCAACGCATGAGAAAACAATTCTGATTCGTTGAAATCCCCGTAACGGCCCTTCAGGGTCGTAACTTCCTTGTCTAAAGCCTGCTGACGAGATGCGGATGCCTGCTGGTTCAGTTGCGCTTCAATTCGTGCAAGCCGCTGGGCCATCGGATCCTCCGGTTCATCCCACTCATCGTGCGACACCGGATTGGGGTTTTCCGAAACACCAAACGCACTCGAAAGTGCCTTCAGAGTTCCCTCTGGGTCAGATTCCAATGCCTGAGCAATGGTTTCCGCCTGCTGCAACCGCTCTCGTTCGACTGCCAACTCCTGCGTCTTACGGGTGTAATCCGCCTGCCGCTGGTAGCCATTTAGAAGTTCGCTTTGGCTGACCTGCCGGTCCTCCCCGTCCACCTTAACGGTGTGCAACGGTTCGTCACTGACTGGTTCCTCGTGAGCCTCTGATGCTGGAACTTCAAGACTGTCCGTTTCCACGGATTCCATCAGATCCAAATTGTCAGGCACTATTGCCTCCTAGGGAGTCCAGACGATCTGGTTGCTCCTAATAGGACAGTGCGTGTGTCCCACATCGTGGAGGTGCGGAGAATCGAACTCCGGTCCAAGAGCGTTCCGACATGCGGCTTCCACCCTCGTCAACACCAATCACCCCCGAATTACAGGGCCGGGAGTTCCATCCCCATTTGATTCTGCAACTGCGCTAACAGTTCAGGCGGTACACCACCAGTGGGCGCAAACGCACCCCCCTCAGGCGGAGCGAACGGCCCCATTGGTCCCGGAGGCATCGCCCCCTGCGGTGCCGCCATTGGATCCGCAGAAACAGACCCCATTGGACCCGCCCCCTGAGGTTCCGGAGGCGGTGCACCATCAGGACTATTCGGGTCAACGGGAGCCTGCTGCCCCTGCTGCATCAAAAACTTCTCAGGGTTCTTGATATTGAAACCATCCCGAAGAACGTGCATGGCCAACTGGGCCGGATCTATAACAGAACCAACCAATGGGCCAATGGCATTCAGCAACGAAACTGCCTGCTGCCTACGAATCGTTTCATTGATCGGCTGGGTAGAACCACCCTCAACAGTGAAGTCGTACTCGCCGGTAATGTCTTCCCGCTCATACTCAACGAACATGTCTTCGCCGTCACGGCCAGAGATACGAGCCATAGCCTCACCAGTCATGTACTGCTGAAGCAATTGCAGTACACGGCGCGCAATGTCGCCAATCCCTATCTCAACAATCGCCAACTTGTCCGCCGCACGGGCATTAGACGCATCAGCGATGATCGACGCCTCAGTCGCAGTACGCCTGATTTCAGGCATCTGCCCTCTGGCATACTCATTGACCCCAGACACCACATTGATGTCTTCAGTAATGACCTGACTGTAATTGTAGATCTCTGGCGATACCGGAATCTGCGGCATCGGGATAACAACCTCGCTCAAAGGCTTATTCTCATCAACCACAGGCACAAGACGCCCATCCTGATCCGATTCCAAAGCCTCACGGCCCTCAGGGCCAAACGAACGCTCGTGATACAGGTACTTCCGGGCATACCGTTTACGGTCATTCATCAACTGGGTTCGAGTCTTATCCAACTCCAACTGAAGCGACTCAATGGATTCCAAATCACCAATGGGGTAAAAGAAATCAGGAACATCATAGTTCCGTAGCATCACGAAAGGATGCCCGTAAGCGTAAGGCATCGGTGTCGGATCCAGTAGGAACTCGTCACCATCCTCAGAACACACCGACATCGTGTTCGACTCAATGTCGTAATAC